AGATTGGTGTTCCGGTTGGGGCCTACACATTGTCGGAGATCCGGGAGCTTGAGAACCGCCCCGACATCCCGAAGTCGGCTTTACCACAACCCGAACCCCCACCGAACACCATTCCTCAAACAGAGGAGGCTATGAATGGACGAACCCCACCAGGTTGAGGGGATCACCTTCGATGACGCCGATATCGCGGCATCGTTCCAGACAGACGTGGAGAAGCGCACCGTCACGGGGATGTTCGTCCCGTGGGGGAAGGTCGCACGGTCCGGGTATGCCAAATGGCGTTTCGCTCGCGGGTCATTGCGTTGGGCCACCGAGCGACGCATCAAGCTGAACCTGGGCCACGACCACAAGGAAGCGGTCGGAGTGGCAACCCGTATCGACAACGGTACGGCGGGCCTGTACGGCACCTTCAAGATCGCACGGGGAGAACAAGGGGACCGCGCCCTCGCTCTAGCTGAGGACGGCGTGCTCGACGGGTTCTCTATCGAGGTCGACTTCGACGAGGAGGGTGGGTGGACACCCGACCCCGACGACGAAGACGTTCGCCTCGTTCAGAGCGGGAGGCTCGCAGGGGTAGCCCTGACAGCGTTCCCTGCGTTCGATGACGCCCGGGTAGACCGCGTGGCAGCGACCAAGGATGGCGAGCTAACGCTCGAGAAGCTGGAGGCCTGGGAAAGCGCCAAGCGGCTCGATAGGCGTATGGCCGCGTATAAGGAGGCAGTAGCAATGGCAGACGACAAGAAAGACGACAAGGCGACCTTGGAGGCGGATGAATCCGAGGTCAGGTTCGAGGGGATGCTCCAGGGCCTTGCGAACAAGGTCGTGGACTCTCAGCAGAAGCTGAACGCCGAGATGGCGCAGTCCATCGGAGAATCGGTCTCTGAGGGTGTGAAGGTTGCCCTCGAGAACATCGGCGACCCCCAGCGCGGTGCGGTGAAGGCTGCTAGGTACACGGTTACCCGCGAGGAGCCCGTCTACCGTTTCGACGGTACCGGTCACTCGATGGTGCGGGATGCCTGGTACGCCGCATCGCAGAGGGAAGACGACGCGATCGAGCGGCTGCGGAAGTATCGCAGGCAGACCGAGGAAGTGGCAACGCTGGTGAACCAGAACTTCCTCTCGTTCGCACCACAGACCACCACGACAGCAGCACAGATCATCCCACCGGGATACCGTCCCGAACTGTACGTGCCGCAGCTTCAGCAGGAGCGGCCGTTCGTGTCGAACGTGTCCCAGGGAACACTCGCTAATGCAACGCCGTTTACGGTGCCTACGTTCACGTCGGTCACCACCGGCTCGGCGGACCACGTTGAGGGTACGAACCCCTCAGATGGTTCACTGGCGTTCGGTACCAAGACGGTCACCCCGCAGGCAATCTCGGGTCGGTTGGTTCTGACCCGTGAGATCGTAGACGCCTCGAACCCGGCGATTGACCAGATCGCACTCGCGGCAATGCGGGAGTCCTACAACCGCCAGACGGAAGTGAAAGTGTACACATTGCTGAACGGCTCGAGCGGTGCCGGTGGCACGATCACCGCCGGGTTCGTTCCTTCGGGTGCTCAGGCCGTGACCACGGCTGGTGGTACTGACAACCAGACGCTGGTCAAGGCGATTCGGACGGCCCTCGCGGCCTACCCGTTCGCTCGTTTCGCAGCGCCGACGATCGCCCTCATGGGTGCTGGTGCAACGGGACGGCTCGCGTCTGCGGTGGATACCACCCAGCGACCGCTCTTCCCATGGACCGATGGCGGCAACGCCCCCGGCGCGGCCAATACCGTCACGGGTGGCTATCAAGTTGACTCACTCCGGTTCATCCCGGCGTGGGCCAACACCGGGGTTGCTGCTGGTGACTCGCAGATCATGATCCTGAACCGCTCGGATGCTTGGGTCTGGGAGTCTCCGCTCCTCCAGTTCCGATTCGAGGAGAAGCAGGGGCCGGCAAACATCGAGCTGAATATCTTCGGGTACTTCGCTACCCACCTGTTGCGCCCGGTTGGCCTGTCCGGTATCCGCATCACATAACCAAGCTTCCGGGGACCGCTGGACACGGGGGGGCCCTCGGGCCCCCTCCCCGGAAAACTAAGGAGGAAAGATGGCAGCAATTACAGTTGCAGCGAAGGGTGCCGCGATGACCATGGCTGCGGCCAACGGTGGTGGAGATACCGTCGCGGCGACCGGCACGAACGCCGGTGGATGGCAGTCCCCGGGTACTCCGGTACTCGTCGCCACCGTGGGCGCCAACTCCACAACGATCACAATCGACGGGGTAGCGCAGCCTGCGTTCATCTCGGGGACCGCGGTGTATCCACTCGCCAGCGGCGTCTATCCGCGCACGTTCACAGTCACCTACAACCAGGTCGTCGGCCTAACCGTCGGTGCGGCGGTGCTCTAAGGAGGCAACATGGCAGAGCCCAAGGGTAAATACGTCAAGCACGGCGATGTTGAGGAGTGGGAGTGGGACAAGGACGGCCCCGGTTCCCCCACGCTGACTGGTGGATGGGTCGTTCCCGAAGGGGAGTTCGATCCCCGCGCACCGTCTGACACACGCTCCGCATCGGAGAAGGTGGCTGAGGCGGCTGAGTCCAAGGGGCTGACCCTGGCCGAAGAGCCCGAGAACGAGGAGCCGAAGAAAGTCACGACCAAGACCGCAGCACCACTAGCAGGAAAGAAGTAAGTGGCCTATATCGCCGCAGCCGACTTCAGAGAGCGGACGGTCAAGCCTTACTGCACGAACCTGATCCTGGGCGAGGCCGACGGGCTAGATGCCTATGTCGATCTCATCATCACTCAGGTCTCGACGCAGGTGGAGCTTGACCTCGCCGACGACTTCGATCCCCCCAACCCAGACACCGATGAAGTCATCAGTGTCGATGGGTCGGGGTGGTCGAGGTTGTACCTGCCCCGGCGTGTCCGCTCGCTGACGACCGTGGAGACGCGGGCGCTCGAGGTCTTCACGGCCCAGGCATCTACGAAGTGGCGACTCCGCAAGTCCCTGAACACCGCTGGTACGGCGATGATCGAGGGTCGGGTCTCAGACTGGCTGGACGCCGTGAGCCTGTCAACGAGTGTCTGGCCCTATGGAGCCGACACGGTACGGCTGACAGGGAAGTTCGGATGGGCTGCGGTTCCCGACGACATCAAGCGGCTGGTGGCACTCAAGACCTACGACCTCATCAAGGGCAATGCCGACCCACTCTCGAGGATTATCCAACGCCAGACCCTCGATGCCACGATCACCTATGGCCCGTCTTCGGAGGTCACCGATATCATGAGCCGCTACCAGCGCACCCCATTGGTGGTCGGATGAGCGCGACCGTCATCTGGCGTCCCGAGGCGTTCAACGCCAAGCTCGTAGCCGCAGCACGCCCTGCAGCCGCCGAGGTGACCCTGGCCGCCCGGGCTAAGGCAGCGGGGGCGAGTAAGCGTGTAGCAGGCTCCATCTTCATGGCGGGAACAACCACGAACTTCACCATCGGATCTAATTCACCCCTCGGCATCTTGTTTGAGAAGGGTGTGGGTGCCCACGAGATCAATCCCAAGCGCAATGTCCTGAAGATGGCGGACGGTGGATTCGTCACCGGCCCGGTGAAGCACCCAGGTATGGCAGCCAAGCCATTCCTACGGCCCGCCCTAGCCCTGTGGGCACCGGCCTATCGACGGACGGCAGCGGGGGCTATACGTGGCTTCTAGCTGGCAGACATTCTGTGACGCCGTAATAGCGGACCTCACCACCAACGTCCCGGGGTTGCGAGATGTGCGGGAACACCGCTACTCGCCATATGACCCCGAGGAGCTTGTCGCCGAAGTAGGAGAGAGGCACCTCTCAGTCTTCCCTGTGGCCGCACAGGCTCAGGAGGCGACACCGCTGGTTACGGGTCCGGGTGGGGATCTGCTCACAGAGGTGTATCGCATCACGTATTGGGAGCACGCAGGCGATGAATCGGCTCGAGGGCAGTCCGATGAGGAAGCCGCAGCCGACCTGCTGACCCTGGCCGAGGATGTACGGGACCGCTTCTACGTAGTGGCGAACCTGCGGATCGGTGGAACGGAGCTCACGAAGTACATCGGGACCGCACTCCCCGAACGGTCGGGCCAAGTGCGCTGGTTCGCCATCGGTGTTCAGGCCCGCCGTTCTGTCGTAGCGACTTAGACGAAAATACGGAGGCCTCGGGTCCCTATCGCTAGGGGTTGGGGATTTCACCCACGCTTTCCCGAAGTTACCGCCCCGCCCGCTGAGGCTAAGGGCTGGCCCCCGTATCACTCCCGGCCCTTGGCGCGACCAGGCTGGTAAGGCGACACATTACAGGAGGTCCGCGTGCGCTACAAGGCCAACAAGAACGTCCAGGTAGGCGGCAACAACTCGAAGGGCGAAGTGGTCGGCCCCATCTCCTTCAAGACCGGCTCATACACCACGACCGACGATGACGAGATCGCGCTGTTAGACGCATGTGCTACCGATCCTGACAACCCAATCGGGTTCGACCCGAAGGAGGCGTAATGGGATTCACAACCCCTAGCAACCAGTTCATTTGGGGCCTGGCAAAGCAGACGAACGAGTCGACCGTGGCGACGACGGAGCAGTATGGGCTCCCTGTCTACTCTGGTCGGTCGATGCCGGTGCAGACCACGAACCGGGTCGAGGTAACGGACAGCACCTCACTCGCAGCCGACCCCTACAAGCAGGGGGACGAACACTGGGAGGCTGATGTCGTCGTCCCGGCCTTCGGGGCACCGCTCCCCAAGATCCTTGTGGGGTTGTGGCCCGTCGATACCGTGACGGGTGCGGGCCCGTTCACCCATACGTTCTCCACGATGGGCGCATCTCCCCCCTGGTTCACGACCTACAACACCGATCTATTGGCTGGTGCGGTGGAGGAGACGTTCGAGGCCGGTATCTTGTCTGGCTTCTCCCTCTCTGCTGATGGCACGGGTGGCCCGGTGAAGGTCGGAGCGAAGTACGTCGGCAAGCGTCCGACCATCGCCACGTACACTAACGCCACCCCCCAGGTCGTCGCAACGGATGGTTACTTCACGATGTCCGGTGCCGTCCTTCAGTACGAGGTGGACTCAGGCACACCCGTCACAGAGACCAACATCCAGAGCATCACGCTGAACGTGGACCGCCCTGTTACCCCGGTTGCTACCGCCGACTCCGTGTCGGTTGGCTTCCTGGCTCTCGGCAAGGTCGAGCCCACCGTCTCCATGACGCTTCTGATGGATGACCACGAGGCATACCGCGCCACCTTCTTTGGTGCGGTGGCTGGCTCAACCCCCTCGGCGACACTGGTCAAGGGTTCGGTCAAGCTGAACCTGGTTCACTCGATCACGGGTGGTCACAACGCATCGTTCACGATGGACTCGGTGATCCTGATGGC